GTTAAATACTGTTTCAGATTTTTCTACCAAAATACAACCAGTATGTTAAACTCCTAGTAGCAGCAGTAGGTCTAAACACCGTCAAACAAGTTAAACTCCCTATAACAATGGATATCTGACCAGTATATAGTTATATATGTGAAAGGGAGTCTATCTTGGTTGTAACTTTAGAACTCTATCCAACTCTGTTGAACAGGCTTTTCCTTGCTCATATTGAGGTTAGACATGAATTTATCTAGTTCTAATTCTAGTAGTTCTTCTTTTCTTGTTCGTATTTCTGTATCTGCATCAGCAGCCATCTGGTCAACCCAGTATTGGACTGCCATAGCAAGTACGTCAAGCCTGTCATCATGGGCTAATGCTCCTCTAACTTTAGTTATACGTGTCATTTGATACGTTAACATGTACTTAATACCTACATCAGGTGGCATAGACTGTACACTATCATAGTCTTTTTGTATGACCTTAGGGTCTATAACAAGTCTATGCTGGTTCATAACAGGCTCAAGGGTATCTATAATCCTGTTTTCCTTCTGTTTACTATGTCTAACCTCTTCTAACGTACAAGGATGTGTCTTAAGTAGGTATGGCTTTAGTAGTTCTGTGAACATACCATCACCAAAGTTACTCTCAACAAGTACCATGTTAACCTTGTTTATCTTTGCTAAGTCTGTTAGGTGCTGCAGAGTACTCTCAGAGTACCCTCCTGCTACTCCTCCTGCATCAGTAACGTATAAGTATCCGTTTAACATCTTGACAACTGCATAAGCTGTTTCATCACTACCTCTACCAGAGGGGTCAATAGCTAATATAGAGCCTTGATAGTCTAACCTACCTATAGTATCTTCTGGAGCATAGAACTTATCACCTGCTAAACCTACGTTAGGAATGTCTAACATGGGTTTCATAATACCATAGACTATTTTCTCAGGAGCAGTGTCCTTATCACAGCTATATATGATTAAGTCACTTAACTTGAGTGGGTATTTGTTGGAGTCACTCAAAGATGTGTCTAACATGAACTGCAATGCAAAACCTGAACGACCATATGAAAGCTCTCTTTCCAACAAGTCTTCATCATCAAACCGTTTAGGGTCTGTAGGAAGCCCATACAGAGCCTTTTGCTCCTTTTGCATAGAATCATACAAGAGAGGTGCTAACCTACCCCCATAGGCTTTCTCTGCTCGTTCTAGAGTAGGGTAACGTGCTGTCCATATCCTCATGTCATAGCCACGAGTAAGCAGTATGTTGTATAAGGACATCTCATTCTGAGGTGTACCTAAGTAAATAATCTTTCCATCAGGCTTTAACACAGCATCAAATTCTTTAACAGTCTCATACAGCTTCTCTCTCATCATGTGAGTCATAGAATTGTTAGGGACTTCTACGTCATCTGCAATGATTATGTCTGCTCTAGAACCTGTTAGCTGTCCTGTGACCCCTACGGACTTCACTGAGGGACTTCCAGAGGCTTTGGCTGGTGCAACATCAAAAGCTATCTTAGACCATCTCTGACCGTCTCTAGCAACGAGGTGTTGGCACATAGGAAGCTCAACAATGATACGTTGTGTAAAGGTTGAGAAGTCATCTGCACGTGCTTTAGAAGCTGATACAACCATAAACTTTAGTTCAGGGTTAAGTAGTAGCTGATGTACTACGTATGCAGCAGTGATGTAAGACTTACCTACACCACGAAAAGCTTCTATTATGCTACGTTTTGGACTGTTCTGCAAGTAGTGAGCTATGTCATACTGTATTGGAGTGGGTTCAGGTAAGCCTAAGTGTGACCATACAAGGTATGTAAAGTTTCTAAAATCTTTAAGTTGTTCTGGAATGTTAGTCATCGTACACCACGTGTAAAGGATGGTCATGTGTATCTTCTGCTTTAGCCCACACAGCATTGATAGGAGCTACGTTAAACTGAAATGTAACTTCGTGTGTCTTATGATTAGAAGTTGCTCCATCTATAACAAAACCACTTGTAGGAGCTGTTGTATTTGTACCAAATCCTACCTCAATTTGATGTGAGTCTGCATTATTCTGTATCATTAAGTAAGTACGTTGAACATTTGTGTCTATTAGTTTAGTCCAGTTACCTCCTGTTAAAGTTACAGTAATATGTTTTAGTGTAGCATTTGGTGCTTCTCTCATTGTAATTTCTCTCCTACATCAAAGGGTAGCTCATGTAATAAACTAGCCATAGGATTGTCTGACGTTATGACATCTAAGGATGCTCCATTGTCTTTAAGAAATTTAACAGCTACTGATAGCTCACTGGCTGTTGCCTCTCCACTACGTACACGTAGGAGTAACTGTTGAGTTACTTCCTCATGTAGCTTATCTATTGTTTTTCTATCTGCTGACATTATGTTTTCTTCTTGTACTTATCTGTCTTCTTTTTCTTAGGAAAACCTGCTTTCATGTTTGCGTATGACTTAGCTGATACTGTACTCTTTGACTTGGGTCTAGATATACCAAGCTTCTTTCTTCTGTTAATGTTTTCATAAAGACTCATTTTTTCAACCTATATACTATGTTAATAGCTGTGTTTGCACAGACAGCTAGTAGTGTTAATATTTGTAAGAATATACTTATTATCTCAACTTCCATTATTTAGTTATACCTTTTATCTTCTCTGCTGTACGTAATCCACCTAAACCAAGCATACCAAGTAGTACAGTCATAAGACTATCCATGTCAAACACTGGTAAAGCTGGTATGGGTACGTTAAAGTAAGCACAAACAAACATTGTAGCAGGTGCAAATACAAAGTGCCACCCCATTGCAGCAGCTAGTATCCAACCCAGAAAGGGTCTCCAACCTGCAACAAACAGTGACCTGTGCTTGGCTTCTTCTTTGTTAATCTCTAGTTGACCTTTTGCTAACTCCTGTGCATGTTTCTCTGACATTGTTGCAATCTCATGGGCAATCTTTTGCTTAGTATCTGCATCAGGGATAAACTTGTCTAACAGTGAAGCAACTGGTGCTATTAATGCTTGTATCATCTTGTACGTTCCTTAATCTGTTTCCTTCTTAAAGCTTTAACATGTTTGTTGTAGAAGTAAGCATTAATCTTACCAAAGAATTTAGACATACTTAAATAAAAATCTATCATGTAAATTTACCTTTCTGAAGTTCTATACATTTGTAGACAATAGGCTTCATATCTTTCAGTTCTTCTACAATATCCTTTCTCATCTCGTAAGCTCTTTCTATACACTGTTGCTCAGTCTCTAGTTTCTTTAGTGTGTCCTCAAAGGTTATACACATCTTAGGGTCTGCTATAGCACAAGCTATAACAAGAAGTTTAAACATTAGAATCCTCCTTGTAGGAACTTAATCCAAGCTACAATAGCAACTGTACCTAGTACGACTAGAGCAGTGACTGTGGTTATCATTAAGTTTCTGTCTTTTATTCTCTGTTGTTCAGCTAGTTCTTTCTTAATCCTAGCTCTTTCTTGGGCTATTTCTGCTTGGAGTCTTTCCCATTGTCCAGCTTTTCCAAAGTACTGGAAAGCTTTACGCAGTTCATCTCTCATATCTTCTAGAGCTTCTTTCTTAAAGTGCTTTTCTATAGCTGAATCTTCTGCAAAAGAGAACCTACTCTTCTTCTTCTGTGATTCAGCATGTTGAAGATGAGCTTCTCCTTGTGCAAATTTACCAATAGCTGTGGAAAGAGAGCTTAAATCTTTGCCTATTTTTATAGCACCCATAATAGTTTTGTGCCCAGCAGTAATTGCAGCAAAAGCTGATATGGGGTCAAGCATCTCTTTACCTTTCTATTTCATTATTATACTTATCATTAAAGCTACGACAGTAACTGTACTAGCCATGAGCATTGCTTCTAGTCTCCAAAGTCTTTTATCAAGAGCACCTAGTTTATCTTCAACTACTTTGTAACGTATTGCACATTCTTTCTCATGGGCTTCAAGCTCCAGTTGTACTTGGAGTTCAGGCTTCATTTCTAATTTCATCTGGGACAGATTCCTCTTCCTTGTTTAAGGACTGTATCAGTGAGTTAGTAAAAGCATTCTGAGCTACAGTTACTTGGTCTAGTTGAAATCTAAGATTAGCACCCTTGGTTTGTAAATCTTTTATCTGATTGATAAAGTAGGTTTGGTCTTGAGATAAATCCTCTTGATTATACTCTTTACCATCAATAGTGATTACGTTTGATTGTTCAGTCATTACCAAGATACTCCACTTGCTGTTGTTGGATTAGCCATTGCATCTATCTGACTAGCTATACCTGCTTCTATTGATGCCACTTCGTCTGCACCAAGTGCATCTTTAGCCCATCCAATAGCTTGTGTCTCTGTGATATCTGCATATGGTGTTGGTGTACCTACAAGTGTTACACCGACTGTGCCATAAGCTGACCCTGTGTTACCATCTGCGTCTTCATCAGATGCTCTCCAGTGCAAGATAGTCACAATATCTGTGTTGTCTCCCTGCACCAAGTCTCTTTCCATTGTTCCTATTGTCCAAGTTACTGCCATTTTATTCTCCTTTTAATTAGGCTGTTTCTAATGCTACTATTCTAGCTTCTAGTTCTTGTATTGTCTTCACGAGTAAAGGTACAAGCTTGCTTTGGTCTATACCTTGGTATATGGGATTGCCATCATCGTCAACTGCATCTTTTTCACCAATAACAGCTTCTGGTACAACTTCTTGTGCTTCATGTGCTATAAAACCATCTAATGTAGTATTTGGAAATCTTTTAAAATTAAATCTACAAGGTTTGAGTTCTTTTAATCTTGTTGTTGCATTCCAATCTTCTGTTACATTTTCTTTTAATCTGTAATCTGATATTTGATTAAATGAAGTTTGACCAGCATTATTAAAAGTTATACTACCTACAGAATTTCCATTTCCATCTTGAAAACCCATTAAGTAATTTGTTGTGGTAGGTGAATCTTCCCCAGTTTGTATAGCAATACCAAATCTATTAGAGGCATTACCATCATTTATAACTTTAAAAGCATAAGCACCACTAGCATTTGCTGTTAATACAGTTCCTCCATTGCTTCCAATACGCATACGTTCTGTTGTATTAGTAGCAAATATTAAAGGTCTTGTACTATGTGTGCCTAAAGTTACTGAGTTTGTGTCAGCATTGTTTGCAAATGCTTCGTTTACAAAATAAGCATTATAATCTGTACTAGAATTACTTCCACCTAAAGTTATGCTATTTCTAAATTTAGCTATACCATTTACACTTATCTTTCTTTGTGGATTAGAATCTCCAATACCAACATTACCTGCTGATGTTATACGCATACGTTCTGAGCCTGCTGTTTTAAAAGCCATGGCTCTATCACCATTTCTATATTGTAAAGCACCGTCATCAGAATAAGTACTATTTTGAAAAGTTATTGTTGCAGAATTAGAAGCTCCACAGTTAAAAGTCATTCCACCATTTGTACTGTTTTCTATAATTAATTCGTCTGCATGACTTGGAGAAGATGTAACTCCACTATCAGAGCCTTTTATATGTAAGTTGCCTTGAGGAGATGTTTCACCAATACCAACCTTGCCATCTGCTCCAACGTGCATTTTTATAGCATCAGTACCTGCTCTTAGAGTTAAATTGTTTTGGTCATCAGAACGAATACCTGCTCTAGTTGAGCCACCAGTGTTAAACAAGTAACCACCAGTTTCTCTGGTCATGGTTACATCACCTGCTGTCACTGTACCTGTTACATCAAGAGTACCACTGAGGTCTGCATCAGTGACTATCTTGGATATGTCTTTTGCTCTTGTCATGCTACACCTCTTGGTTAGCTAAATGTTCTGCATAGGCTGTCTTGATTGCATCTGTATGTACTGCATTGCATATTGCTTGTACTTCTGCACTCTCATTTGCTAAGTCATCTGCACTTATATCAGGTGCTACAACGTGCCTTGAAAAGCTTCTGCTTATCTCTGTGCCATCTCTCTTGATGACTGTGGCAGTTCTTACTTGAACGTGCTTGTAGTCACCTACGACTTCTATTTTGTCTTGTATAGTCTCTTCTGTTAATGCCATTTTTATCTCCTTTTGGTTAATGGACTGACTACCCTATGTCCAATAGGGTTATGTTGAAATATATGTTGCAAAAAGATAAACCTGTGAGCTAGAACTGTTTAAATCATTATGTTTAAGACTGTCAAAATCTCCGCTTTGACTTTTATAAAATTGCAAACCATTAGTTGCTATGTACACAACATTATTTTCTTGATTAACATATGACCACATTGCACTTCCACCAGCAACTTCGTCTTTAGCAGTATCTCTAGCAAAAGGTAAATTAGTAATTGTAATTGAACCTGCTGTTGACCTGTCACTAAAAGTTTCTAATTTTGCAGATACAGTAACTCTTTTACCTATTTTAATATAATTTGCAGTTTGATAGTTTAAAGTTCCATTAGCAACAGTAGGTTGCCAAGTTCCCTCTTCATAGTCATCAAGAGTATTACTAGCACTATAAGTACCTGCTGAAGTTCCTAATGTTACACCATATGGAGCTATAAAACGACCACCAGAGTCAAATCTACCTACTTCATTTCCATCAATTTTAAATTGAATAGGTGTACCATTATCTGTGTTATCAGGGTCAGCATCTAAAATTATTGCAGATTGTGCAGTTGTATATATCTGTGCAGTTCCATTTTCGTTAGAGTGTTCTAGTGTAATCTTTGGTGTAGAACCTTTAATATTTACACCACCTGATAGGTAGAGGTCTTTGAATCTTGCACCTGATGTTCCTAAGTCAACATTAGGTTTGTTGCTACCAGAACCATCAACTGGTTTTATCCAATCATTTGTGCCATTAAATTGTAAATAAACATCACCAGAACCAACCTCTAAAGTACCACCTTGTGTGCCAATACTTCCTACAGCAGTATTGTCTTTCCTAAACTCTACAATAGTTCCATCATTTGTTTCTCTGTTTAAAAATAAAGAAATATTGCTATCTCTAGTAAAAGAAGCATACCCAGAAGAGCCAAGAGTTATCCCTGGAAATTCTGCTCCAGTAGAAGTTTTCCCCACCAACAAGTTGCCTGATGAATCAACTATTATTCTATCTGCAACGCCATTTTGTGTTAATTGAAAACGACCACTATTATGTGAACCTAAAGACCAACCATTAGGTACATTAGAATTACTAAATCTTATAAAGCTACTTGTTGCTCCAGATTCTGCTAAATGTAGATTGTCACTTGGACTCACAGTTCCCACACCAACCCTATTGTTAGCTGAGTCTACATAAAGTGTGTTTGTGTCTACAGTTAGGTCACCTGACATTGTAAGGTTAGTTATGCCTGTGTATGCACCAGTTATCCTTGCATCAGGCACTGTGCCACTGGATAAGTTACTTGCATCTAAAGTAGCTACACTAAATGTACCATATGCAACTATGTCTACCTCATCTCCATCAGCTAGAGCTTCTGTAAATGTTACTGTGTCACCACTGGTAATAGTAATATCAGCATCTGACATACGAACACCATTGACGTACACATCTACATAACCTGCATCATAAGCTAGTGTACTGCCATTAGCATCTGCTCCAGTTACACTTGTTGGAGTACCTGATATATCATAGTGAAACCTAGCTGAAGTTCCGTTAACTGTAGAACCTGCTGCTGCCCAACCACTTGACTTGTATACCTTTAACTCATTAGCTGTAGTATCAAAGTATAAGTCACCTATATCTAATGATGTAGTAGGTGCTGAAGATGCAATACGATAAACTTCACCAAAGTTATTTACTGAAGCAAGGTTGCTTGCCACTGTATTTACGTTGGCTATAGAACCACCAACATTTGATATTGCATTAGTTGCAGTTGTTCCATCTTCTATATCAGCTAGAGCTTGAATATCTGTACTCAATCCTGCTACTGTGCCTATATCAGCACTATCCTCTGCTACTGTAGCTATATTATTAGTAGGACTTATTTGCCCTGCAACTGTATTTACATTTGCTTGATTGGCTGATGTAAGTGTTAACTGTCTCCAAGTTGTATTGGTTAAATCATACACTTTCATTATGTCGTTAGTTGTGTCAAAGTACAAAGCACCATCAAGTAAAGCATTACCATCATTGTCTAATACTGGGTCTGTTGCTTTTGCTCCTAAAAATCTATCATCAAAATTATCAAGGGCAGCTTCTGCTGCTGCTTGTGCATCCTCTGCTAAACCTTGAGCAGTTTGGGCATCAGTAGCAGATTGTGCTGCATTTGTTGCATTTGTACTAGCATTTTGTATTGCAGTTAAGTTATCTGTTACATTCTGTAAATTAGTTGTTTGACCTGCAACTGTAGTCACATCATTTTCTATACCTGCAACTGTAGTTACGTTACCTTGTATATCTGCTACAGTTTGTATAGCATTAGTAGCAACAGTACCATCTGTTATGTCAGCAAGTGTTGCTATATCTGTTACAACAGGAGCTAATGTATTTACATCAGTTATGCTAGTTGCTACTATTCCTATGTCAGCTTCATCAGCTGCCACATCATTAACATCTGAAATGTTAGTTGCAACAGTGTTAAGGTTAGTTGTATTCAAAGAATTTAACTGAGCTTTATCAGCAGGAGTTAACCAAGTATTTTCTAGGTAATCCTTTGTTGCAGCATCTTGAGCATTTGTAGGATTAGCTACATTCTTAATGACTTTGCTTTCTGCATCCCATTTACTATCTATATCTTCTTGGATAGTATCGTCAGTTAAGTCAACAGCTTCTTGCGATGAGTGAAAGATTTGTATGTTAGCATTGTCTAAGTCTTCTTCAGTCAATACTGAACCAGATGCAAAGTCTACAGCTCTTGATGCTAAGTCTGTTGTACGTCTAACTTGTACGACAGTACTACTAGCAGGAGCACTGGTTAATTGTACCTGAGAAGATGAAGGGAAAGTCAAACCTGTTTGAGCTACCCCATCAACTGTAACACTTATCTCACTAGTCGCAGTGTACGTAAAGGGGATGTTAAACGTGTCTGTGACGTTGTCCCCAGTATAGTTTTCATATGATAATGGCATTTGTATTCCTCGTTATTAATGTTGTAACTTTAGGTTTAGTTAGCAAATTCATTAGCTGTAGCATTTATTATCTGCCTAGCTCCGTATAAAGATTGATAAGGAAAAAGTCTCAAACCCTTTCTCCACTCAGATTCTGTAGCATCTTCATCATCAAATAAGTTCTTAATAGTTGAACCTCCGTTGACTAACAAAGAAGCAAGAGGAGGAGTTATAGCATAGGAGTTACCGTTCAACACACCTGTAGTCATTTGTGTTATGTAGTTAAATATTGAAAGCATACCTATCTGTGAAGCTGCTCCTTGAAGAAGATTAGCAGTTGTCATACGTTCCTCAATATATTCCTCTCTATCACTACGTCCAGCAGCATTTAATTGTACTCTAGCTGCGTACATAAGAGCACCCATACCTAGTGAAGCAGTTAATAACTTAGCTACAGCTCCAGCATCTCCATTCATTGTTCTAACAGCTAAACGTTGAGTTTGTTGTTCCATAGATGAAAAGGTAAAGTTTAAAAACTGAAACATTGACCTACCTATTTGAGTAGACTTTAACAATCTGTTACTTGTAGATAAATCAGATTCTTGAACATTTGTTCTAGCATCTCTATGACCTATAGAAGCAAAAGCTTCTCTTACTTCTTCATCCCACTTTTCAATGTTTAGGTTCTTAACAGTTCCATTTGGATTCTTTGTAACAATTTTAGGATTGTTTAAAGTGTTTACTATTCTAGCACCCATCTCATCAGATATACCAAGTTGTTGTCTTTTAATCTTAGAGAAAGGTAACTTACCTTTTGCAGCAGCTAAAGCAAACTCATTAGTAAAATGTAACATAGACATCCTACGTAAGAACTGTGTAACTCCTGTTAAACCTGAAAGATAAGCAACATGTTTTTGAGAAGCATAAGCAAACTTTTCTGTAGCTCTACCTATCTTATTTCCAGTTGCAGTAGTTATAGTAGTTCCTACATCTTCTGAATCAAAACGTGTAACAGCTGTCCACTTAGCTAAATCAATTTCATTACCTAATCCAAAAAGTTGAACTGCTTCTGAAATTAAATTAGGGTCAGCATTAGGTTTACTTAAATCAGTTAAAAGTTGTTTATACTGAGGAACAGACTTAAGTAAAGTCATGAAACTATATTCCATCATAACGTTAGTCAATTCCATTAAAGAGGACATGCCTGACATACCCATGTTAACAGCAAAAGACCAAGCTCGTAAAGCTATGTTAAGGTCATGTACTGTCTGAGTCTCACTTCTGTTTCCTAATCTACCAGTGATGCCATCATACATAAACTCTACTGCATCTAAACCTGCTTGATATTCATCTTTAGCAAGATTTTGAAGTTCTGCCTCTCTTTGAATACTTCCTATTACATACTCCTTAAAGTCAGTACCTCTTACGTTAGTGTTTATACCATTTCTAGCTAAACCTATAGCACCTGACATTTGAAATATGTAAGCATTTACAAGTTGCTCACCATCTTCTTCTAGTAAATCAGTAAATCTTAACTCTTCCATATCTCCGTTTTTATTAGTAGCTGTAATTACAGTGCCTTCATTTAAGACTACACGAGACTGAGCACGTTTAAATCCTTTAGTTTTTGTAGATTGTGTAAGTATATCTATGATATCATCTACTTCATCATCATCAAAAACTCTTCTTGAGACTCCATCTATATCAACAACTTTTTCAGCCTTTAACACTGCTTCTAAATCTTCTCTAACCATTGGAGCAGTATCTGTTATACCTGACTTTCTAAACTTTGAACTTATGATACTGTTAGTATAACCTCTAGCAAACTTTCGTATGTAGTCATTAACCATATCAAAAAGCTCTTCGTCTGTCTTTCCTTTTGTTCTACCTTTTTTAGTTAAAGTTTTTAAAACTGAATCTTCTATGTTAGGCTGTCCTCTACGTATAGCTTCTTCAATTAAGTCAACGATTACTTCGTCATCAAACTTATCTCTTAAGTTTTTAACCTTAAGGTCATTAAACAAACGTATTAAATAATCAGGATTATTCTCTATTTGTTTTCTTGTAAGACCTACAACATCTGCTTTTACTCCTAAATCAGCTAAATCATCTAGAACACTTCTAGCTATCTTACCTATTTCTACTACCTCAGGAGCTACATTTTTATCAATACCTCTTAAGTAACGTGATAAAGCTGTGTTAAATTCTTCTTCTGTAAGCCCTGTTCTTTTAATAAACTTGGCTCTTTCTCTAGGAAGTGTACCTGCAAGTTTGAAACGATATTGACCTTGTAATCTACCCATAACTTCTGTTACTGAATCTGGATTAGTAGCTTTACTACTATCAGCATATCCTGCAACATTCATACCCATTTTATTACCAAAAAATCTAAAAGGAGCTAGTTTATGGTTCATCATCCTTGCACCCACTGATAACATATTACGTAATCCAAAAAGACTGTAACCAGCTTGCATAGGTGTTTGTCTCATTTCTTCAAGTGTAGCAGGTTTTGTATGTCTATTTACATTTAACGTACTAGGTTCAACAAATTCAGGCTTACTTAATTCTTTATCTATTATTTTATTACCAAGTACTCCTTCATTAAAAGTTTCATAAAATACTGATTCTTGTGGTGTAAGTTTTTGACCTAATCTAACCTTAGTATCAATAGCTGCACGTTGTCCTGCTTTTCTAAAAGCTGTTATACCTGCATTTAAACCACCACCTAGTACTGCTCCTGCTCCTCCTGCTATGAACACATCATTCATATCTATGTTAAACCTAACGTCTTTCTGATAGCTTCAAAAGCAGCATTCTCACTTGCACCTACTACAGCACCAATCTTAATAGCTCGTTTAACATCATAAGCTCTTTTGACAACACCTGCACTAAGAGCAGCTGCTCCTCCTATTGGGCTAGTTGTAGCTGAAGCTAAAGCAGTAGTACCAGCTATGATTGCCCATTCAGCTGGGTCAAACATCATAGCAAATATTCTACCTGTAGTACCCTTCCAACCTGCTGCCTCTAAGTCTGCTAAGTTTTTCTGAGTAGCTAAGTTAATCTTTCGTTGCTTCATAGCTGTGTTAAAACCATAAGCACTAGCATTCTCTAGTACATCTATAGCTGCATCAGTTTGTAACCCATCTGTTAATGTGTTAATTAACTCAGGAGTAAAGTTAGTTATAGGTACATCACTTACCACTTCAAGTTTATCTGCGTGGTCTTGTATAGCAGACACTAGACCATCTTCTTTTAAGCCTACAGCTACACTTTCCCAAAAGCCTAGTGTCTCTTTTTGTTCTGCCATCTTTAGTTGTTGGTTTAATACTACACTTTCTTGAATAGTATTAACTATAGGTATAGTAGATTTTTCAGCTACTACTGACTCTAGACCTAAGTCTTTTAACAACATTTCTTGAGACATTTACATTTCCTTTTTATCTACTTATTAGTAACCCAATTATAAGCACTTGTCATAAAGTTCTTAAACTTATTAGTATTTGCTTGTACTTTCATATCTAAGAAAGAAGGTAACTCTTTAGAAGGTACGTTATCATCTGCTGTAAACCTACGTATAGTTATAGCATTAGATAGTTCGTTCATATCGTAAGAACTAAGTTGCACTTGGTCATTCTGATTACCAGCTATAAAGTAAACTTTACTACCTTCAACTTTAACAACTATACCAGCATGACCCTTTACTTCCTATTCTCTTACTTTCTTGTGGTGAATGTTCTTTAACTAGTACATCACCAGCTTGAGCATCAGTAAAACTACCTCTTGATTTTCCTTCAGAAGCTAAACCATTATAGACAGATTTACCTGCTGTTTGATAAGTTTTAATACGAGCAAAGTCATACTTGTCTCTAGTTTTAATAAACTTAGAAGTATCAACACCTGAATCACGTAGTACTTGAGTTACAAAAAGAGCACACCAAGAATTATTACCAACAAAGTTTTCTAGACTTTGACCTTTTTGCTTGACATCTCCTACTATATTTTCCCACATACCGTATATAGCTTCTCTACCTACATCACTACCTTCAGACACACCTAAAAGTTTAACAGCTGTTTCTGCAGGATTCTTGTCTTTTGCTATACTAACTATAGTATCTGTAGAAGGTTTTTCATTTATCTTAAATGTATCACCTTTTGTAAGAGTAGATGCTTCTGCTTTAGGAAAAATGTAGTCCATAATACCAGAAGAAACTTCATTAGCAAACTCTTTACTCTCTTCACCTACAGCTTCTGCCATCTCAAAGGCACGTTTCTTGGTCTGAGTAGCCCACTTATTTAGGCTAATTGTACCATCTTCAGCTACATTGTACAACATTTCAAACTTAGCTTTAGCTAGAGCTTTTTCTTGTTCAGGAGAACCTTCTTCGTATTGTCCTGCTTCTTTAACAGCAGCTGTAAACTTTTTCCAAGTCTTTGGGATGTTAGTTACACCTAATTGATAACCCATACTAATGATAGCTGACTGTGCTTCCTCTGGTAAGTTTCTAAAACCTTGCATTTCTTTTTCTAGATAGTTACCAATCTTCTGTACTTTTAATTTCAGTACTGCTACACCTTCTTCTTTTGTAACGTTGTTAACATCTTTAATCAAAGCTTTCTCATCATCTTCTAGAGCAGGTAAATAGAAACCAAAGCCTACTGACTTATCTTTACCATCTGCATAAGGTGTGCTAGAGAAACCTTCTTGAGTTGCTATCATGTTAGCAGTTTTCTCTTCTGTAGTATTACCTTCTATAGTCACTTGTTCTCCTGTTGGTTGATTACTGGGAATGTTACTAGGTGTAAACTCACCTACTTGTGTTTCGTCTAAAGTAGAAGCACCTGCTGGTTTAATAGGGTTTAAGATATCTAAGAGGGCACTACCAGAATCAGACCTAAGAAACTTTATTATTTCTGAAGGAAGTTGTTTAATAAATTCAACTTCTCTATCCCCTATCTTTGGAGAATTTTCTACTTCAGTTATAAAATCTTTATCAGATTCACTTGCTTCAACTATAGCATCTCCTACACTATTAAGTATATTTTTTACTGTTTTAGGTGCATTTAAAATACTCTTAGCAATTTCACCTTCTCCTATCTTTGTAGGAGTACGTTCTCTTCGTACATCACTGTCAAAGCTAATTAAAGGTTCTATACTATTCTCATCAGGAGATTCTTTAGCTGCTACTAAATCTTTAGCAACCATGTTATACAACACCTTAGGGTCTGAAAGTATTTTAACTTTATCAAGTACACTTAAAATATTTACTGAAGGTTTACCTTCTTGCATAACTGTAAGATATACTTCTGTAGGATTAACAGGATTAGAAGTTAAACCTATATCGTATTCACCTTCAATTCCTTGTATATCCCTTATATACTGCTGTAAAGCTTTATTATTAGATAAACTCTTGTTCATCTTTGTTATAATTTCTCTAGGGTCTTTTATACCTGAAGGAAGACTTGCATGTAGATTAGTAAAAGAATACTTAATTTCTCTATCTCCAGCTGATTCTACTACAGGGACTATTCTTTAGTGCTACGTTAGTTGCTCTTTCTAAAGCATCATCAGGACTAGCACCCATCGCTACAAAATAACGATAATCACTTATAGCTTGTTGAGCTAATAAAGTAAAGGTAGGTAAGTCTTCTAAGTCTCCTAATTCACTTTTAATTTTCTTTGTTGTCTTCACATCTATATCAGGTAAACTTTTAATTGCTGATAATTTTTGTATATCTCTAGATGCTCCTACATAGTTAGCAGTTGTATAATCCACTTCAGGAGTATAGTCAGCTTCACTTAGTTCTTCATTTGGTTTAAATAAACCTTGTTGAGCTTCCCTAACTAGCAATAAATCCATTGCTTCTAGTTTTCTTTCTTGGTCAGCAGTAAGATATTGACTTGTAGGAATACCAGCAGCTTTTAAGATTTGGTACTGGAGAAAACCCTTGTCTGATTCTTTCGTTGTCTTCCTTAGTAAATTCAGCACCTGATTCTACTAGGTTTACAGTATTTACAACTGTGTTTGTAACAATATCAGGAAGAACACCTGTTGCTTTTAAAAACATCTGCTTGTTGTTTAGGATTTAATTTTGCAAAAGGTACTTTTTTTCCAGCTATAGTTAATGTGGTATTAAATAAAGCAAAAGTTTTTTCTTCTTTAGTAGCTTTTAAACCCATTAAATTAGGAATTATACCTTTATCTACTGCTACTTGCATACCTTGTTGGATGTTGGTAACTCTCTGCTGTTTAACTCCAAACTTATCTCTTTTAGCTCTTAGTTGACTAGCTAAAGCTAAGTTTTCTTTAGTATCTAAAAAAGGTTGTGGAAGGTTTTCCAAAGCTTTTAAATAAATGTTATTAGGATTCTCATCTTTGACATCATCTGCTAGTTTTAAAAGAATATTTCCTATCCTTTTAGGGTTAGCTTTACCATCTATAGTACGATAAGTCTGAGCTTGAGTTTCAAACCAATCTAGTAATAACTCAGCACCTTTTTCTGGATTGTCTTTATATTGTAGACTAATGCTTATTGCAGCATCAGCCATCTGCTTATCTTCTTTAGATATAACGTCAGCTTTCCTAGCCTCATTTAAATCAGCTAGAAAAAGAACTTTACGTTCTTCCATATGAGCATCATAGGTTTCAATGTGTAGTTCATCTACACCAGACTCTCTTAATTTTTCTTTATAATTAGATTTATGTCTATCTATATCATCTATAATTGTTTCATCAGGTGCGTTGAGGTAAGCTTCTTTATTTTGGTCATAATTATTTTTTATCTGAGCACTAAATATCAGAGCTTCGTTTTTAACTTGGTTTTGTTTTTTTTCAAAGTTAAAGTTTTCTATACGTCTTTCACGTTTTAGTTTTTCTTCTAATTGTTTGTCTGCAGCTGCTTGAACAGCAGGAGTTATAGCATTTACAAATTCAGATAAAGGTGAAAGACTAGATTTTTCTTGAGCTGGTGCTACATAAGTCTCAACAGGACTTGCCATAGCTTTAGTAGAAATACCAGCTAAGTTAGTGGCATCTACATTTAGTCCCTTTACTATAGTTCTTTTTTTTGCCATGTGTTCCTCTTATGAAAATATACCTGAAGATTTAGTGTAGCTTGAAAATTCAAAATTACCTGAAGAAGGTAAAGATTGTTCTGTTTTACCATTTTTAAAAAAGTTACTAACATTAACATCACCTTTTAAATCAATGCCAAACATTTTACCATCACCATATTTAATGTCAGCTGCTGCTGCTGCACCAATACCAGTGACTACTGCACCAATTAAACTAGGTGGTTGACCTTGTTGCATAGAGTTAATACGGTTCATAGCTTGTGCATTAAGACCAGCTTTTTCTAGTTCAACTTGTGTAAGGAGGTTCTTAATACTAGCATTATACTTTGAGACCCCTCTAAGTTCTCTGGCTTCTGTTAAAGCTATCTGCTGCTTAACACTTTTACCAGCTACACCTGCTTCACCAGCTGCTACTTTCTGTCGTTCTTTTGTTTCTAATGCTTTAAGAGCCAAAGCCAGTTTATCTTCTGCTATTACTTCTGACTCTTGTATAGCTCTTTTATTTAATGTTTGAATCTTTAAGTCACGTGCAGCTACTGCAGCAATCCTATTAGCTTCGTATCTTGCTTGCTGTTCTCTAGCTTGTCTTTGCTTTTCAAGAAAACCTAAAGCTGATTGCCCAATACTGAGCATGGTCATGGGTTCCATTTTATATCCTCACAAATTCTAAGAAGGGTTTATCACCTTCACCGTATTTATCATGCTTTTTAATAAAAGTAAAACCTAAAAACTTTAACCATTTTATAGATAAAGTATAGTCTGCATCAACTGCATTAGTTAAAATAGCATATTTTTTATTTAATTGTTGTGTTACTTTTTTAGACTGTCTTAGAAAAGGTAACCATACCTTTGTAATAGCAGGAGTACTAAGTAGCCATATACATCCAACCATGTCAGACTGTCTGGCTACTCCATATATACCTGCTATCTCGTCTGTCTTTTTTACTAGAAATGTCCAACATTCTTCTGATATATCAAAACCTGTTTGTAGAGCTTCTTTAGTACTACCATGAGAAGCTACTACTTCTTCTTTATCTTCAGGTCTAAGATTGTTAACCAAGTAATCTATATCTTCTTGAATACTTTGTCTAACATAAACTTCCATTAGAGTCTCCTAGAACGTAATACAAAGAACCCTTCCCATTCAGCTGATTGAAAGACACAAGGAAAGTGACTAGAACTTTTTAGTACGATGCTTGTTTCATCACCATGACCTAGTACTCCAAAACGATAAGTACCTGAGTCAATACCAGCTTGGTTTAGAATGTTAGAAGCAGCACCTACAATACGTCCTGTAAAGTTTCTTACATAAGGAGTACGTTTAGAGTGTGTTACTTCTGCTTGGAAGAAACCTGTGTTACTATAAACAACTGCATAGTTTCTTATATGTAGTTTACCTGTCGTTATAGCTTTGTCACCACTTTTAACAACTGGTTCAGAGAATTGATATTTAAATTCAAAAGGTACACCTGCATAGACTACTTCACTATTAGCTAGTTTACCTGCTACAGCACTTAAGTCTATAATCTTACCTGTCTGGTCTATATAAATTACACCAGCATCAGTATAAGGTATAGTTGTTAAACCACTTGTTTCTAGTTGTACTCTTCTATCTAAGTGTATACTAAACTTATTAGTAGTATAGTTAGTAGCATCATCTACAGATAAATTAATTCTTTCTAGATATAAATCATTACCTCTTTTTATCAGTAAAGTTATATCAGCACGGTTAAAAGAAACACCTATAACATCACCACTAAATGTCCAACGTGACCAAGAGGCTTGTAGCTTTTCTCTACCTCTCCAGTAGTATCTATATACATATATAGCCTGTGGGTCATTATCTGTTTGTACGAGTATCATATCTTCATTAGAAGAAGCTTCTATGTTTATGACTTCTCCATCTAGATACTCAGGTACATGTGCTGTAACCTCTGTAGCATCGTTAGTGTCTGTGTCAGTGTCTACAAAGTATTCCCATAAGCCAGACCATGCTCCTCTCTTAGAAGCAAAGTAAACAAACTTACCTACCTGTGCTGGTTTAGCTCTTAGTGAAGCCTCAAACTCTGTGGTGTTAGCAATGTTAACAGTCTCAGGTGTTAGTACTGGGTCAGCAGTAAGTTTAAACTGTGTTAAATCTGAGAACAATAGTAAAGCTTCGTTAAAAGGTACAGCATGTTTAAGTATGCTAACCTTGTTAGACGAGACTGCTACATCAATAGGGTCACTGTCTACTATAGTTAATACTGATTTACGAAAGAAGTCAAAGCTTGTAAATTCACCTGCTCTAGCAAAGATAACATTCTCATCAGCTAGTACACCTAGTCTATTACGATGGAAGAATATATCACTTAGAGTAAAACCTACAAAAGAAGGATAAGAGTTTGTGTTATCATCACCTACAGTTCTTTCATCATATGTAACAGGGTCAAACTGAAAGTTACCATTAGCTAACTTAGTTAACTTGTGTGGCATTGTAGAAGCATCTAACTGGGTAAGAATGTTAGGCTCTAATGTTTCTTTCCATACTTCTTCATCTGTAAACTTTACATAGTAATCATCTTGAGCTTTTTGATTATCACCTGATACTTTAATAGTATAATTAACTGGTGCTTCTACAGGTAACTTTTTAAAGTCAGCTGTCTCATCTTTAAATACAAGTAGATGGTCTCCACCATGAGAGTCTCCTACTTCTACTTGGAAGTCAGTGCTATTCAGTAGATTGAATATGTAAGACGTTACCATACTGTGTAACTGTTAAACCTGATACAGCACTACCATCAGTTATATTCTCGTAGTAAGTTGTATTAACAGCAGTTCCAGAAAAAGTATTTAAGTTAGTAGCAATCAAATCTGTTGATGCACCACGTTCTGCATTCTGTGTTTCAGAAGTTGTGTCTTGTGTTGAAGACTTTGTTGCAAATTCTACAGTACTAGTATTACCACCTTTGGTTAATACTACACGATATGTTGAAGAGTAGTCAGCTTGTTTAACATATACTAAAGCTTCTGGATTACGACTTGAAGAAGTAGCAGTTCCTTTAGCTACAATAGTATTCTTGTTAACAATAAAAGTAGAGTCTGCTATTGATACAGCTGCTAGTTCTTTGTTAGGGTCAGTTAGACCACTTAGGTAAGAAGCAGCATTATTAGTTACGGTTTTAGATACACCATCTTTGTCAAACACCCTTATAGTACCTGCAGTATCTACTACCATAGAATAAAATTCATTCTCATCTCTACGAATAGTATGTATAAAAGCTTTATCTAAGTTAGAGATTGTACCTAAGTTAGCTATGTGTGAAGAACTAGGACGTTTAGATAATCCTGTTACAACATTAGACAAACCATTCTCTTGTAGTTCTGCTTGAGTACTAAGCCTTAAAGATGGTGGTTGTTGTGATACCCCATTTATAAGATTTGGGATAGATTGACTGATGAGTGCCATTAAAGTGTTCTCCGTCCCTGTCTGTCGATGATAGCATATGTGTCATAATTGTCAAAGATATTGTTATCTTCTGTTATTTGGTCAAACTCTTTTAATTGTAGTAATGCACTCTGCTCATCTCTTAGTTGAAATTCATGTAATGTACCTGAACCTACTACCCTGTCTTGGAAGACTCTAGTAGCACGTAGTACGATATATCTCTTAGCTACCTCAGGTAAGTCATCAAAGTCTAACTGTACTATTACATCTAAATATGTATTAGTCCCTATGTTAAACGTGTGGTTCTTCTTGTCATACATCTTTAAACCACGTTGTACTAAGTCAGGACTCTGTGGTGCAAGTGTAGCATCTGCTCTTAATATATTATTAGGTAGAATTATTTCACCATCTGTACTTTGAGCAAAGCTTTTGTTTAATTCTTTGTTGAAGTGCCAACCCATAGATTGTACTTCTCTGTCTATTGTGTTTAATATTGTTTCAGCTATCTCTGCTTCTATCAATCCAGATGACAGACTACTTACTGGTGCTTCTCCAATAGCAGATAACATAGTATTGACTGCATCTAGTTGTGTTGTTCCTGCCATTGCATTCTCCTATGCTTTCCATTTAGTTTTATTAGCCCAGTAAGCTGCAGATGTCTCACCCTTTTTAATATTCTTTCTATGTCTATCTTTAAAAGCTTTACGTTGTTTTTGGGTTTTGATTAGTCTTAGCACCTTGTTCACCAAACCTAATCATCTTAGGCTTGTCTTGAGTTCCTATTAATACAGCATGTGACTTTGTTGAATGACTTGGAGTACGTTTAGGTATGCGTAAACCACTAAAGGTTTCTCCCCTATACTCTATACTCATTTCTTTTTCTTTCCATACTTAGCCATTATAGCAGCTACTTGTTTCTTAGGTTTACCACCAAAGGACATCTTCTTACCAGTTTCTTTGGCTTCTTTTTTAGCTTTAGCTACACCTTCTTTAGTATACTTATATTTCTTTCCACCTACTTCTGGCATAATACACTCCAATAAAAATAGAGAGAGGCTCTAGAAACCTCTCCCTGTTATTATAATTAAACTTCAAGTAATCCAATACAAGCAGCAGGACGTAATACGTTATGTCCCATTGCATACTTGGCTACCATTAGTGTACCTTGTCTATTGATTTGGTACTCTGATTCCATACCTAAGTCTAGTAGCTTAACAGTAGCTACAGCTTCAGGTGTAAAGATAAAGCCTCTCATCTTAGAAGCAATAGCCACCATGTCTGCACCATCTACAGCAGCAGTTGGTAAGTCATAGTGAGTAGTTCTACCTGAACCAGCAGTGTTAGCTAGTGGAGCATTGTCAGAAGTCTTACCTTCATCAGCATCACCTGTAGTAAAGTTTACATATAGGTTAGATACTTTAGCATGGTTAGACATAATGACAGGCATTCCAGCAATCATAGGAACAGTAGCTCCTGCAAGATTACCGTTACCACCAAAGTCTTTATTCATATAAGTTAGCTTTGAACCGTCTGAAACATCTAGTAATGCGTAGTACTGGTCTGGAGCAAGAGCCACCACAGCACTGCTATGGTCAACGTTCTTGATATCAAACTCTTTCTTTGCATCAAAGATAGCTTTAGCTAGTTTAGCAGGGTCTATAGAATCTGCAGTAGCAGTACCAATAGTTACGTTATCAGTAAAGTCTTCTTCAGCAAAGTCTTTATATCCTTGAACAAGACCTGCTGCTCTAGTTGCATTAGTTGATAATGCAGCTTTGGTTAACATTCTTGCAACGTTTCTATCAGCTTCATTAGCCAATGCAATACCAGCTTCTTTAGAGTAGATGCTTCTTACATCGTAATGATTCATAGCCTCATCAATGTTAGCAATGAACTGACTAGAGATGAGCAAGTCATCAATAGTTACAATTCTCTCACTAGCTCTGATGTTGCCACCTGTAATCTCATTCCCAGGGGTTAGGTATTCAGCTGATGCTCTACCTGTCATAGGAAATGATGCAGATTTACCCTTACTAATTGTACGAGTTCTCACTTTGTCCATTAGGACTTTCTTTTCTTCAAATGCAGTTAGGACTTCCCCAGCATATAGCTTGAGGAACAGGTCTCTAACGTCACCTGTATTATTAGTTTGACCCTGAAAGCTTACGGTGTAAGCAGGGTTTGAAGCAGCTTGTGCCATTTTTTAATTACCTCTTAGTAGTTAAGTTGAGTTGAAATTACACTCAGCATTTCTACATCCTTTCTCCAAGATTGTCCCTCGCAAGGGGTCAGGGGTAATCGTTTGTCTTTAGCTTAGTGTGTAGGAATGATATCAGTTCCTTTTAAATACACCAAGTTAATCGTGTACTTAAAAGGAAGGGGGAATACTCCCCCAACCTGAACAACAATATTAGAACAGACTTGACCTTGCTAACTTATTAGCTACCTCTTGTCTGTAGGCAGGGTCATTTGCGTATCTAGGGTCTGCCATTGCAGCAGTCATTTGTGCTGTACTTTCAAATTTCCCACCTGAAGCTCCAGAACTATTAGTACCTTGTATAAGGTTTGGTTCTGCTTCAGAACGATAACGTGCAAACATCCCTTGAACAGCAAGTTCAATCATATTTTTATCTTGCGTATTCATTGTTGCGTTAAAGGCATCTATCTCATGTTCAGGTAAGTTTTCAGAAGCCCAGTTTATCATACCAGCATACTGTTCTTCTCCACCTGTCAATGAGAATACACCTTGTTTAGTGGATTCAGCAAGAGCATCTTGTCCTGCTATCCAAGAGTCTACCATAGACTGAGGAAAACCTGCTTCTTCTAAAGCTTGATAAGCTTCCTCTGATAGTGTACCAGTATCAGCATACTCTTCTTGGAATGCTGAGAAATCTAAACCTCTATCATCTAGAAGTTCAGCAACTTCAGAGGGATTTTCAGTAGGGGATACGTCTGTTTCCTCTGTAGTTTCTTTAGGCTGACCAAGCTTTGATTCTAAAGATGCGTAAGCTTTAGCCATATCTTCTGGACTTTTAAACTTTTCAGGTAGCCATTCAGGACGTTCATCTACCTCTTCTACTCTTTCTCTGTCAAGCATAGCTTGTTGGTGCTCTTCAGACTCTGGAGCTTCTGGTTGAAAAGTATTAATTGAATCTGCCATGTATTATTATCCTTCTTCTACAGCAGCCTTTGCTAAATTAGGTGCAGCACTTTGTGCCATACCTGCTACTGCTTGTTGTTCTAACATTGCTTGTTGTTGTTGTTGCATCATCATCTGTTCTTGCATCTTCTGCTCTTCAGATTTAATTAAGCCAGAAGTATCAATTCCTAATGATGCTGCTAGTCTGTCTATATAATCATTTACATTCATCTCACTAGCAATAATCTCTTGACCTAATGGCTGTAGATATTGCAAGAATGTAGCTAATTTGTTTAAGTCTTGTCCACGTCCTAGTGCTTCAATACCTGTAACTACTGTAGGCTTGATGCTATCCTTAGGCATACGTGGCATTTTACCTTGCTTCGTTAATGAATCAAGTAGTAAGTTTATTAAGGGTAACTGAAACTCTTGTGATAGTATAGAGTATACACCACCTAAAGAAGTCTCTAGTTCTTGTGCCATGAAACGTATCTCTTCTGCTGTAACACGTTCTGCCTTGTCTTTGTACACTAGTGTTTAACAAGAAGGCTGCACTTAATCTATCGTTAATCATCCTCATAGTTTCTAATGCTACACGAAAGTCACTAGCTTTTTGTACTTGTAATGTTGAAACATCATTAACATCACCTGCTATGAAAGCACCATTAGGAGCTTTAGCTAGACTACTAGACTTTGTTGTACCATTGGGACGTACAAGAAATAATACCTTAGAAGAAGCAGCTGAACCTTGTACGATAGACTGAGTTAAAGCTTCTAAACTACGTAGGTCACCTAAGTATTCTTCTATAAAACCTCTACCATAATCCTCACCATCAATACGTATGAACCGTAATGGTATATAAGGGTTTTGGTCTTTCTTAAACATGCCTCGTGAGTTAGGTACTTCTATACCTGCTACCTCTTGGTATACTTCCCACCCTTTATCAACTAGACATACCTTAGTATACAAGTCATAGTTCTTTACAGGTGAGTCTGACTCAGGTAATAATACCTTTACTGACTCAGGTAAGTTTAAGACATTAAGACTTTCCTTAGTAATAACCTCAAGTAGGTTACCCATTGTATCACGTTTAGTAACATAACGGTCAGGTCTGTACACCTTCATACCACCTTCTTTAGGCATGTACACTAGTGAGTTACCTGTTACTATAAGGAGTTTAAGGGCTTCAAAAGCTGGTACTCTAATAGCTTTAGACTCTATCTCTGCCATAGCTGCACGTTCAATACGTGCTAGTCCTTCTTCAACTTGACCTCTGTTATCACCAGCTATAGCTTGTAAATCAAAGTCATCAATAGTTAAACGAAAGAAAGGACTGTTAGGTGGTAGTAGTGCAAGTAGTAATTTAGATGCTAAGTTATTTACACCTCTTGCTCCAATACCTTGATAAGGTGTAGGATATATAGACGAACTACTATGTCCTTCCTCTGGTAAAAGAGTAGGTATAGTTAGTTTAGCAGCTTCACGTCCTCTCTCAAGGAACGTATCTCGTTCACTTTCAAGTTGACCATAACGTTTAGCCACACTTCCTGTTTCCATTTCCATATCTTATTCCTTAGGTATACCCCCTTCTATAAAGGGCATTAGTTGAACTTTTTTCTTTTTATATTTACTGTCTGAGACAGCTTCAGTTTCTTCAGGCTCTTCGTCATTGAAAGGCATAGTGGTATTCTGGTCTATATCTTTAGAATCTCTACCCATAAGCTTCTTCATTTCACCTGTATTATAAGTTGCTATTAAACCACCCATTATATTATCCTTTTGGTATGTTTAAGTCCAGAGCCTTTACCAGCTACTTCTGCTGTAGGTTGTATTTTAAGGTCTGTTCTTAATTGTTTCTTACCTTTACGTACTCGTCTTAGCTTCTTAGCTTCACCTGTTGTTACAGTTTCTACTTCTTCTCCTTGTTCTCTAGGAGCAGCTGTTTTAGCTTCAGGTTTTGGAGCAGGAGCAGGAGTAGGTTTGGGTTTAGGTTTACTTACTATTTTCTTAATAGGTTCAGTAACTTTCTTAACTACTTCTTAACTGGTCTTTTCTAAAGGCTCTACTACTTTTTTCTCTATATCTTTAGGTAAGTCTTTTACTTCTTTAGTAACTTTCTTAACTACCTTCTTAACTTTTTTAGCTACCTTTTTTAATTGGTTTTGCTGGTGCTCCCATAACATTACCCCTTTGGTATTTGTAAACCAGACCCCTGACTACCTACCTGTGTTGCAGTATCCATAGCTAAGTCTGTTCTCAAAGCTTTCTTACCTGTTTTCTTTTTCTTTAATTGTGTACTCTCTAAATCTGTCTCGTCTAACTCTATGTCTGGAGTTTTAGCTACAGCTGTAACTGGACGAGCAGGAGTAGGGAGTGGTCTGGGAGTTCTCCCACCAAATAATCCACCCATCTTCTATTCCTCTGTATTAAAATCGTTGTTTTGTAATTCAACAAGCTTCTGTATTATAGATTGTTGACCCCTGAGAAAGCTTAGTTCTTCAGGGGACACTTGTTCTAACGGAAGTTTGTTAGGGTATAACATTTTTAGATGGTTAAGTAACCCATCTGTAATGTTAAAATCGTTGCCTAGTAATTTCATGTATGCAAACTTTCGCTAATGTTGTAACTTTAGATATCAACTATCTCACAACCATCAGCAGTACATGCTAATGTTTGGCTACTGTTGGTAGTATCTTTCTTCTCATATAACGATAAAGCAGACCAATCAATTTTAGTAGGCATCTGTTTCTTGAGGTCATTATACTCCTCCTCAGTTATGTCTTGATAAGGTGCTTGAGCATATGTGTGGTCACTATGAGGTAAGAAAGAAATACCTGAACATATGTCAAAGTTCTTGTATACCCATGCTCCTACTTCCATCCACTCAGCATCCTTAACTGTGATAGTAACAGAAGGTTTATGCTCACACCAGTTTAAGGCATAGTGTTTCCACAAGCTCTAGCTGTTCTATAGCAGTCATAACATTACGTGTGACTGAACCACTAGGTGATTTAGTAGGGAAGCTAAACACTGTAGTAGAGTCAGGCTTCATTACACATGCTTCAGCAGGGATACCACTATCTTTTAAGAACATTGTTAGTGGGTCTTTATTATCTCCACGTACAGTTCTAATGTAGTAGTCACTATGTCTAGCATGAATACCTGAGGCACTATCAACTAACTGTGAGACAGTACCTGAAGGTTTGACACAGGTGATAGCAGCTGATTGTGGTATCTTTAAGATAGCAGAGTAGTAGATGTTAGTATCTATAGCTAGTTCCTTCATCTCTTTTAACCATGTCTTACTATCTAATGTCTTAGATAACACCATGTTATCCATGATACCTGTAAGTGAGACACCTAGTAATCTCTCTTGCTCTGTGTTCTCCTGCCATATCTTACGTAAGTAAGGCATGTGAGTAAAGGTAGATTGTATTGTACCTAGTATGGTAGCTAGTCTTACTTTCTTCTTAAGACTTTCTTTATCATCTGATGCACGTACAACAACCTCAGTTAAGTTACAGAACTGGTAGGGTCTTAGGATTATCTCTGAACAAGGATTAGTACCCCACTCATGTCCTGTTTCTCTACGTCCATTCATAGCTACATGTTTATCTGCTGCTACTCTTGAGAAGATACCTCTCTCACCTGACTTAGATTCTACTAGAGACAACCACTCTCTCATAAAACCTTCCATGTCAGGCTTGTCTGTATAGGCAACAGAGTTATTAGCTAGTGCTCTCTGTCCTTCATTCTCCCACCATTGACCTGACTTAGCTTTAGCCATACGTCCATCACTTAGGTTAGACAAGCTTATCATAGCTGAACGTCTAACACCACCTACAACTACGACCTCACCAATCTTACACATGATGTCATGGCACTCAATGGAGTTAAGCTTTCTACCTGCAGCACCTTTGAACTTCTCTACTACAAAGTTAAACAAGTCTATCAAAGGTTGTGCACCACTAGCTCTACCACCAAAGGTCTTGAGTCTAGCACCTGCAGGACGTACAGCAGACATGTCCCACTTAGGTATGTCACCTGTGTATAGATGTGACAATAACTTATGTAAAGCTTTTGCCCAACCTTCTTTACTATCTTCTACAAATACAACATCATTACTTTGCTGCATGTCAGCAGGGATGTCAGGTAGTTTAGATATTGATTGTCTTTCTACACTAAAGCCTACACCTGTGCCACATAGTAGGATAAACATAGCTTCATCAAAAGCACGTATGTGGTCAACAGGTAAGTAAGAGCAGTTGTAGATACAAGTGTTGTCTCTTTCAGCAGCAACTCCTGCAGTCATCAATGCTCTCATACTAGGCATAACTTGTAGATTAAGTATGGCTTCTTCTAGTTCTTCCCATACTTCAGGCTCTACTTTATCTGTACTTTTCTTTAAGAAGGACATGTATCTTCCTACAGTTTCATCCCATGTCTCTCTTCTGTTCTCTTCTTCTAACCATCTAGCATACCTACTAGTAGCTATAAATGTTTGATAGTCTGTTGGTAGTAAGTTGTTCATCTGTTATCCCCATTCCCTTGTATTGTTCCTCTTGCTTTACGGTCTGCTAGTTTATCTAAGTTCATCTCAGCTATGGTATCTAATCCATAACCTATGTCCCTAGCTATAGCAGCTATGTACCAAAGTACATCACCTAGTTCTCTTGCTAGGTTTTCTTTCTCATTTATGATTTGTTTATTATCTCTAATAATCTTCTTAACTTTTTCTGCTACCTCACCTGCTTCACCTGCTAGTCCAAGTGTAGGATATAGTATAGAAAACTTAGCATCATATATAGCTGTACTGTTTGCTTTAGTTTGATATGTTTTAAAATCCATTACCAGTTCTTCCCTTTAGTTTGTTCCATTAGTTCAATCATCTTAGTAAGATACCACTGTGCTTTCTTTGCATCTTGTATTGGGTCACCTTTAGCAAACAATCTAGTACTCAAGTACTTAATGACATTGCCTTGACAGTAACTGACTGCTTCCCACTCACCTAAGGCATCGACTATATAGTCTATAGTTTCTATCTTACCTTTGTTGTAGTGTGGTGGACTGTTAACCATATCTACTTTGGTGTCCATAGTTTTACCTCTCCTGTCTTCCTATTATATTCTCCATCACGTAGTATACGTGCTAGTCTAGCATTCTCTAAAGCTACTTCTTCTGATAGTCCTTGAGCTTTGAACGTATTGACAACAGTCTCCCACGTACAATTCCCCTTAAGAATCTTTTGAGCTTTAACAGCACCCACACTAGGACACCCTTTATAATTATCAGTAGTGTCCCCCACAAGTGTTTGATAGTAGAACTGGTAGTCAGCTTCTTCTTCAGTAATAGTAACCACTTCTCCATTAATCCAATGCTTTGCAGGTATAGTGAGTAAGTCCTTATCTGCAGACCATATAATATTTCTTTCGCTTTGGCTACCAAGTATACCCAGTACGTCATCAGCTTCTAATCCTTTCCATATCTCAACGTTGTATTCTTGATTCATATATTCTTTAGCCCAGTTAAGTAGCATAGGCTTACGTACTTCTTTACGATTTAGTTTGTAGTAAGGAGCTATGTCCTTACGATAGTTAGTCTTGTCTGTAAAAGCTATGAGATGATTGTCAACAGGAGCTTCCATTAGTTTGTTTATCTGTTCATCTACTCTAGCTTTAACTTCGTCCTCCCAACAATGCAAAGTCCATAGTCCTTCACCCCAGTTGACAGGTGTCTCTGCACTAGTAGCAGCTTTGTAGGCTACGATGTCTCCATCAATTAACAATCTTATCATCTATCTCATCTCCCATTTTTAAGTATACGTCCACATAAGTAGGACATTTAGGGCATGATAGATTGGTAACTATACCATCAAAGTTATACCCATCTTCTAGATAAATGTCATGGTCACCACCCCATATTAGTTCAGTGCCACAGTGCCAACAGTTCATGGTTTATGTCCTTTCAAATATTCGTAAGCTCTCAGTACTTTATCTTTATCATCCTTGAAGCCACCTAGTCCTGTGTTACAGTTACCACATAACCAACCTCTGAATGTATCAGTCTCATGGCAGTGGTCTAGTACCCAACGTTGTAAATTAGGTTGCCCATATTTACCCACTTCCTTTATATCTCTTTGACATATAGGACAGCAGTAATCCTCAGGTGGATAGGGGTTCTCTTTTCTAAGTCTTTGTACTACTCTTTCTTGACCTGACTTACAAGACCTACACTTTCTTTTTATCTCTCCAGATGTAAGTACTCTATAGTTAGAAATAGGTTGCATAATGTTACATACATTACAAGTCACTGCCTCAATGAGTGTCTGCCCAGTTTCGTCCATACTTGTAATCACTGTCAAGTTTGCATCTGAACTTGAAGTGTCTTTCAACTCTTCCCATACATCCTTGAATAAGTCTCCCTGTATCATCCTCTTGCCCTTTCTTTACTAGTAGTTGTACCTCATCGTGAATGAATGCTACAATCTTTGCATCAAGTCCTTGTTCTTTTATAGCCCTAGCTATGAAGACATACCAAGTCTTACATACTAAAGCACCAGCTGATTGTAACAAAGTATTAAGTGAAGCATGACTATGCCTGACAGGTATAATACGTCCATCTAATCCTTTGACCCAACCTCTTTCATCTGCTGCTTCTGATACTGCATCCTTGAGATACTTAAGTGCAGGTAGTTTCTTCAAGAACTTCTTCTTGATTGCTCTACCTTCTTTAGCTCCCTTACCTATTATCTTACCTGTCTTCTCATCACCTGACCCATACAAGAATCCGTAGATAAAAGTCTTGGCATTGTTTCTAGTAGGTAGACCTGCTGCTTCTTGATTGATAGTATGTATGTCACCGTTGACTACTGTGTTAGCATAAGAGCCATCGTCATAAGCAGCCATGTAGTGAGCAAGACACCGTAGCTCAAGACCACTGGCATCAGCACCAAGAAGACTATAGCCAGTAGGAGCATAGAAGAGTGACCTACATTCTTTACCATAGGGTGCACCAACACTAGGAACTTGTGCAACATTAGGGTTGGAATGAGTACAACGAGAAGTAACAGCACCCATATGATTAACACGTCCATGTAGTCTACCTTCCTTCTCCATCTTCAACCAAGCCTGATTACCTGTAGCTAACTGACCTAACCTTTTATTAAGGAGTAGGTACTCGTTAAGCATCTTAGCCTCAGGCATATCAATACTTGAGAGTACAGCTTCATCAACTTTAGGCTCACCACTATCAGTAAAGGCTTTAGGTTTCCATCCTCTCTTCATTAGTCTGTCTGCTATCTGCATACGTGAAGCAGGGTTGAATGGGATTGTCTTAGTCTTTGTCTTCAGCTCTACAATAGTAGGCTCAAAGTTATTAACTAGTTCTTCTTCAAGCTCTGATTTACGTGAGACTAACTTGTACCACAATTCTTTAGCTGCTTCTACATCAAAAGGAAAACCATATTCCTGTTGCTGTAATAGTAAAGTATGTATCTCAGTCTCTAAGTCTAGTGCTTTTTTACTAAAATTTTTTTCAGTAATTTTAGAATAGAGTTTGGCTGTAACCTTCGTGTCTTGTACACAGTAGTGTAACATGTCTTGGGTGTACTCTCCAAAGCTCTCACTGCCCACATTGAACTCACCTTTTAGTTCTCCTAATCTGTATCCCCATGCCTTAAGGCTATGACTGCCCATAAGTTTAGGAGGAAAGTTATTTGTCTTACTTAGTTCAACGTCCATCTCTCTTACGTCACACCATATAGTTCTTGAACATACTAAGGTATCTATTACTTTACCTGTGTAGTCAAAGTCATACAACTTCTTGAGTACTCTTAAGTCATAGTCAATAATGTTATGACCAATGAGAGCATCTGCTTTTGATAGGAACACAAGCCCTTCTTTTATTTGGTGGGGTTCAAAGGTGTATACCTTTTCTGTATCCTTATCTCTGCATACTATGCACCACACAGTAGTTACATCATCAAGTAAGTTGTCTGCTTCTATATCAAATATTAATTCCATTGTTTCTCCTTGTGTCTCTGCACTGTTTAGAATTCTAGTTCTTCTTCATCAGGGAAGTGTACCTCATTCATTCTCCCTGTCTCTGTGTTATACTCTAATGAACAACTCAAGCCTGTCTCACCAGACCATCTGTTCTTCAATACTCTAACCTGACTTACGTTAGGTTTGTCTTTGTCTTGTTGGTTACGTTCTAATCCTATGACCATGTCAGACAGCTGACCTATTGCAGCACTACCTCTAAGCTGTGACATAGAAGTCTGTGCTCCATCCTCATGTCCTCTGTCACCTGAAGGTCTCTTAAGATGTGACACTAGTATCATACCACAGTTTAGTTCTTCTACTAGTGAACGTAACTTAGTCATAGTGTTGTCAATGATACGTCTTTCATCTCCTCCTTCTAGTCCACTCACAACAATACTAATGTGGTCAAGTATAACATAATCAACTTGGCATCCTCTGACTAGGTATCTGATTTTAGATAGTAGATTTTCAGAGTCAGTTGAACCCCAATGGTCATACATGTACACCCTACCTGAACCAACTGTATTATCAAAAGCTTCCTTTAGTTCTTCTTTAGGTACATCATTTGATTGTAGGTGTAGTGGTTTGTTTAAGTCAATGGACATCAAACCAAGTGAGGTACGTTTAACATTCTCTTCCAATGCTATGTACCCTACTGTCTGTCCCTGTATGATGAAGGAGTAAGCAAACTCTCTAGCTAGTTGTGACTTACCTATGCCACTACCTGCAGTGAGTGTTACAATCTCACCCTTACGACAACCACCTGTCTTCTCTTGTATACCTGCATAAGGATAAGAGACAGAGTGCTTATCATCTTCAGCAGTAATCAGTTCCCATACATCAGTACCTGCTATGATACCATCAGGTCTGTAGGTCTTTGCTGCCCATACTGCATCAATGAGTTCCTCCTGTCTTCCTGCCTGTAACATATCACTGGCATCCTTGAGAGGTAGCTGGGCTATCTTAGCCTTACTAGGTGGTAGTATACTAGCTACTTCCTTTGCTGCTTTTTGACCATGCTCATCATTATCAAACATGATAACAATACTGTCATAGTTACACAGCCATTCAAGAGATTTAGACACAGCTTTCTTAGCAGAGTCTACACCTGAGGGAACACTTACAACTGCCCACTTGTTGTCAAAGACTTGACTCAATGACAGAGCATCTAACTCACCTTCAACAATGGTAATCATCTTACCCTTATCACGACAGAGGTGTTCACCATATAGTCCAATCTTCTTCATGTCACCTAAAACAAGGAAGTCCTTGTTACGAAGTCTTACCTTCTGTGCTTGGAGTGTGCCCTCTCTATCATAGTAGTTAGCTACATGTACCTTCTTATCCTTATAGATAGCTACACCATACTGCCAGTGTCTTGCTGTCTTCTCAGTTATATTCCTTTTGTTTAATGCCTTTACCTCAATGGGTAGGAAAGCAAAGTTACTCTTCTGTGTAGTCACTGCTATCACTCCTTCATTACCTTGTGCTTTTGTTGATACTTGACAAGAGAAACAGTAGTGATGACCATCAGTATACAAAGCATTGGCATCACTACTGCCACAGTGAGGACACTTTTCATGTCTTATGAACTCACTATCATTCATCCTTACCTATTGACTCCTTTATAAACTTAGACATGTAATCTAAACCTTGAGCAATCTTCTTGAGTGTATCATTGTCATACTTCTCAGAGTCACCCACCATATCAATAGCCATGTCCTCATAAGTAGATGTATGTTCTATCTCCTCATCACCTATGATGACAGACACACTCAGACCTTGCTTAGTAAACTCTGCTTGTAAGTCCACATCAGTTTCAATCATGTCTTTAACATCTATCACACTCATTTCAACCACTCCTTTGGTATTGTTTCTTCTGCCCATATAAAACCATTACGGTCAGCCCATTCTTGACAGGTCATCTTAGAACCATCCTTTCTTTTCTTAGCTCCTTGTATAGTGGAGCTTGCCTTTTGAAATACAAATCGTATATCTAAGTCAGGGTACTGTGCCTTGACAGCCTTCATCTTACGTTGACTGTCTTGTCTGAAGTATCCTTTAAGCTCCACTATCATCTTGCCTATCTTTAAGTCAGGAACATAGTGACGTTCCACAAAGTATGCCATCTTCTCAGGCTCATACACATGTGGAATGTCACGTGCTACTAGGTCTGCAATGACCCTTGCCTCAAAAGTCCCCTTCGTCATCAGCAGTACCATCAGTATCTAAGTCATCAAAAACTGCAGAGTTATCTTTCTCTATAGCTTTGGCAACGAACCCTTCTTCCTCATCAAAGATAGAATTAGGTGTGCCATGCTCAACCAAGTCAAGGACTTGCATAGCTTTTAGTCTGAGAGATACACCTACTTGTTTAGTGGACTGCATCATGTAGGCTACAGGTTCAACAGCTACCTTAACAAGTGAACCATTACCTATTAACTGACCTCCTAACATTGGGTTACGTTTAGCATCTACAACGTTAACCTTCTGCTTGTAGCTCTGACCGTTCTTACCTTTTATCTTAGCCTTAAGTTTAGTTTTGAATACAACATTACCTGTCTCGTTACCATCTTGGTCAAAGTCTGGCTCAGTTACAGGACGTTTGGACAGGTTTGCCTTTAGTTGTGGCTTCTCCTTGACAACCTTATTGAACTCCTCATCGATGAGTGCTTCTAGTTGTTCACAAACTTGTGCTGCTTCTGCTTCAGGTACAATTACTGAAGTAGAATATTCTCCATCATCAACGAACCTTGTGTCAGGCTCAAAGACTTTTGCCCATAGGGACTTTCCTTTTATTACTAGCATATATAACTCCTTATTGCTATTTGTTTTGCCAACTGGCTAGGTTGTAACTTTAGAAATCAAGCAAAGAAATAGTCTGATTTCAATACGTTACGGATATCTAGGTTACCTTTACTTGGTGGTAGAGGAACATCCTCAGTACCTAGAGTCTTGATTGCATGAGTCCTGAGTTCATCAAGAACATCATGCTCTTCATACATACTAACGAACTGTTCACGTAGTATCTCAGATAGCTGTGGCATCATGCTACTATGTGTACCATAGCTGTCATGTACCATAGCAAAGTCTACAATACCTACCTTAGTAGCTTCGTTAATAGTACGTGTCATAGCAGAGGCATCTAAACTATGGATGAAGTTAGGACTACTACCTAACCCTGTCCTCTGCTTATTAACTTTGTCTTGCTTATCTTTAGGAAAGGATAGAGATACTATGTCACCATTGATGTGTGTCTTTATCCTCTTCTGTTCTAGTTCATTATACTGTTGCATAACTAACCAACCTGTAGGTGTGACCCACTCCATGTGTTGACCCATGTTAGAGTACACATCTCCTACACTCTTAATGTAGTCCATCACCTTACGTGCTGACACAATCACACCACTAATGCTGTCCCATATGTGACCTGCTAGGTAGTGAGTGACATTGAATAGGTCATCACCAAAGATGTTGGGTGTGCCTTCCTTTATCTTATCCTTGATAGCTTCTTCTATGTATGCACGACAAGCATGTTTAGTACCTGAGTAAGGTACAATCATAACAGGTCTCTTAGCTAACTTCCTATCAATACCAAACTCTAAACATTTCCTACCTAGTTCTGTGTCCTCCTCTCGTATACGTTGTATAGCTTGGTCAGCTACCTGTGTATAAATATCTTGAGGTACAGCAGAAGATATTAAGTTAGTAGCTACACCCCCTACCTCATCTCTTAGTATAGCTGAGAGGTGCTGTAATCCGTTGCAACTGCCATCTGCTGAGACAGGTAACCTACTCTCATAACCCCAACCAAACTTAGCTAGGGCTGACATCTCGTAACACCAAGCTAGGAACTGGAATGGTTTGTCTGCCTCAAGCCAAGCTTGGTTATCAAAGGGATTGTCTGCTATCCTATGTGCCTCATCTACATACTCCCATGCCCATGCTTCACGTTTGTCTAACGTTATCTTATCATTACCATACAGGTTTGCACCATGTATACACAGCCACCTTGCATCATCCCAGTTATCAATAGGTATAGGATAACCAAACTCTAGTAGACTCTTACTCCAATCAGCTGACTGAGGTGTGAGGAATGTACTGCTTGCATACTTACGTGAACGGAAATCATTCTGCCATACGTAGTAGAACTTCTCATACTTAGAGAACTGTTCAGCTACCTGTAAGGTACGTTCAACTTGTATACGTTTACTGACACTACGATTATTACTTGAGTAAATCTCAGCACGTTTACGTGACCATATTCTGAATGTAGATTTCTCTTCCTCATTCATCTCACTAGGTTCTTTACTGAAGTGGTAGTTAGGTAGAGGTGTGTCCTCCCTTGCAGGTAAGTTACCTACCTCTTGCCCACTCTCCCACATCTGACGTATAACTTTGAGTACGTTCTGATTAATCCTCCACTCAGTTTGTTGTAGTGCATTGAGACAAGCATACTCAGCAGTCAAGTCTTGTTCAGATAGTCTAGTTAAGTGTGTCTTTAATCCCATTACTTTCTCCTTACAATAGGTAGTTCATCTATGTCATGTCCATGATAACCTCCACCCTTGACTGATGTCCAATCTTTAGGTGGTATTACACAAGGTAAGTATCTTGGACGTGAGCCTTGCATGTACTCATTGAATGCCTTAATCCAATCAAGTGTATCTTGAGTTGGTACAACGTAGGTTGCACGTCTCTTCCTTTCAGTCTGCTGTGTGTCAAGCTTGATGATACCTGTACTCTGTATGATTAAGTCAATCAACTTAAACCCTACGTGTACACGTTCAGACTTGAGCCACTCAGTATTCTTGTAGCCATCCTTGTTCATCTTATTAGTTAGACCAAACCTTCTAGCTCCATATGCTTTCTTCATAGCAAGCTTGATTGTGTTGTTGGCTACGTCTCCTTCAGAGTGTATCCATTTGTCTAACCTATCTTGTATCTCAAGGTTACTACCCATAGTTCTAGCTACATACAGTAGAGTATTCTTTCTACTAATTGAATCCACTAGTGTTACAAGTGCAAGGTATGCAACTTGTTCTGCATCCATGTCCTTTAAATTTTTCCACGCAATATCTCGTGAGGTATTAGTAGGATTCTTAATGAACTGTACAACTGCACCTGTCACAGTTTGTACTAGCCTAGATACTATAGCTCTTCCATGTGATGTGTGTGATTCCTTTCCCTTTTCAACTGCCACATTCAACCCTTTGTTAAACCTTTGTATTCCACCTGTCATCATGTCAGTCTCTAGTTGAAGTTGTTCCTCAATTAGGGACTGTTCTGTTTCTAAAGTTACAACCAAGATAGACTCCCTTTAACATTATTAACTATAGGTACTCCGTTATACCTGACACACCTAGTACAATTACACCTAATAACATTAGTAAAAACTGTACACCTATCATGTTATACTTAGGTACAATATCCTATACCTGAGACTGTAGCCATCATAACAATCCATAGTACCATGAACGTATTAGTCATACTCTCTCCTTCGTGTTATACATTGTTATCCATTCATTATTCCTTGCTACTTCTTCTTCTAGTAACTCAGTAAACTCCTCATCCCTCTTCAAAGAACAACCATCCTTATGTCCATTCAAATACTTGATGTGATACTGAGGTGTACCATGCTTATGGTATGGATTAAGATATCCTACATCATGGTAACCATTGTGATACCCCATTAGGTAAGCATCATCATATACATTTCTACTCATTAGTTCTCTCCTTTAACTACGATTGGATTAGATAGAGTCCAATCTTCTGCTATTATTTCTGCTTCTCTTTCAGTACTGACTGCTAACTTCCTTACTAGTTTGTTGTCTTGAAACTGTGTGATGTAGTAGAACTGACCTAAAGCATCATCAACATAGGTAACTTTAGCACTCCTACCCCACTCACTATCTCCATAGTACTGACTTAGTTCTCTCTTAATTGTCATTTGTTACCTCATCAAATGTAAATGTAAACTGATTGGGATGACTGTTAAACAATGAGTAGTCCTTATGTGCTACATCATATAGTATGTCAGCTAGTTCATCTACTGTTGAGTAGTAGACAGGTTGTCCTAGCATAGCATTGTCATCGTATCTCATAGGGACACACTCTTGTACCCCACTCTCTTCATCTTGATGTATGGATAGGTAAGTATCCTCATCAATCTGTATGTATATGTTACTCATGTTAATCTTTCTCCGTTAAAAATTTAAACTCACTCATTAACTTCCATCTGACTCTCTCTAATTCTCTTACGTCAGACAAGTACATGTCTTGACAGTCCAACAGCATGTCCAAGCTACTATCTATAGCTCTGTATGTATCACGTATAGCTTTTACTTGTACGTCTGTTAAGTTTTGTTTAGTTTTCTTAGTCATTACTGTGCTCCATAGTTGTTAATCTCTAGTCCAGTTGGTCTGAAGTCTACCATCACACACCCATTAGATGTGTCACAGTTTAAACTAACTCCATCAAATCCTACTGCATATACTGTAGCTTGTACATCATGTACAGTTGGTTCTTCTACATCATCCTTCACAAAGATGTTAAGGTCGTAGGCTCTACCCTTCCAATAGAAGGTATCCCACTCATCACACTCACACGTACAAGCATTGTCTACTATCCATTGCTTAACGTATTCGTTGATAGCTTTTCTAAACTTTGTGTCCTTGATGTACTTGTCTTCAACGTCTTCATACTTACTATCCATGTACTTCTTGTTAACTCCTCTCTCTTCTCCATCTCTCCTCTTAGCCATGCTAATCTCTCGCTTGTCTCTCTCACTACTAGTGATGAGGTCTTGCATTTCTACTGCTAGTCTCTCCATTAAACTTAGTGGCTCAGTCATACTTACTCTCCTTTAATACAATAAGTTTTAAACTGTGAGTCATCACCATACTCAGTACCATGATACTCAACTGAAGACGTATCAAGGTGTGCTACTTGTCCTTCAGCATGACCATGCTCACTACATAGTTCTTCTACTTGTTCATCAGTCAATGGAACGTCTGACTCTACAGTCCATGACCTTATATCTACTGACTGCTCCTCATGTAAATATTTATACTTCATTCTATACTCTCCTCTAGTTGTTTAAGTTTCTTGATTAGTCTGTAAAACTCTCCGTCATTGTAGGCTACACACCCATTCAATCCAGTAAGTTTATCTAGACTTTCTCTTATCTCCTTCAGCTCCTCTTTAAAACTTGGGGTCATACAGTACCCCCTCATCTTTTAACCTACCATAATAGGTTGCACGTTGTCTATAAAATTCTGCTTGCTCTGAGTTCTCATCCCACTCATAGTCATACTGTTGTTTACGTGCTAACTTGAACTCAGCTACAACATCTACTAGGTGTTCTGTTCCGTCTATTGGTTCTATGTACATACTCATGCTTAACTCCTACTGTTTAACCTACTATTTAATACGTCTGTTATTTTAACTTGATTGTCTAACTTATGTAAAGCACTTTTAAAAGCCCTTACTAAATGTACAACGTCCATGTCATGTATCTGAATAGGTTCTTCCCTACTTGCTGAGTGATAGAGAAACCCCTCCAGTATATCATTAGGTACTCTCTTCTCTTCTATTACTTCTATTGTTTTTATTATCTTACTTAGTTTCATTACTCTCTCCTTCTAGTTGTTAATCATATATAATAAATTCCACCACGTGTAGTAGCTACTGAATGGATTTATAAAACCCATAGTAATTACTAGCATGAATATAAATAATAGTCCATCTCTAAATACAGTCCATGCTAAATCTTCATCTCTCATTAGTACCTCCTTATCTAATTACAAATCCTGAGTTAGTCCTTCTTAGCTTGTCCCTTAGCATACAAAGCCACTACACTATTAGGAATATCAAGAAACCTTAAGTCGTCCTTGTCTCCGTCAATAACATTGTAACCCTTTGTACGTGCTAGGTATACTAGCCTTGTCTTTAAATACTACTGCTATGTTAGTACTACTAGCTTGCTTAACTTGTAATACTTGGCTTGCATACTTGTCACTTGCCTCACTATAGCTAACAGTTAAGTGATAGTTACTTGGTAAGTTTTCGTCTATTCAAGTATCTTAGTATAGTCATAGAACTGTATATCATAGCTTGCCATATCTATATAGTTTTCCCATCTAATATCACTAGTACCATTTAACCTAACTACTGCCTTCAAACCTTTACGTTTACAGTAAGCTTGAAACCTAGTTAGGTCTTGGTTTAACTGCCTTAGAAACTCCTCTCTATGGTCTCTAAATAATATCGTCTTACGTTTTCTAGCTTGTTGCACGTTGTTAAATGCTCCACGTCCTGCAGAAAACAAACAACCTGCCTTGCAACCTGCTAGTACTGCCATAGGACAAACGTTTATACCATCTACAATATCTGCTGGAGCTAGGTATAGTATAGCTGTAAGGTACTCACTGCCATCACCTTTAACAGTCTTGGCATTAGTACCTACTCCAAGTAAGTTTAGTTTTATCATTAGTCTTGCCTCCTAGTTGTTACTAGGTACAACGTTATATTAAACGTTGCACTAGGTCAAGTTTATTATGAAACAATATCTGCTACACCTCCAAACTTTCTAGAGGCTAGAACTGGAACAGATACGTAATAGCTTTTCTTGCCCATATGAACACCCTTAAACGTGCTACCGTTAGTAAACTCCCATCTAGATTTATACACTCTAGAACGTGAAGCTAGAACGATTAAAGGTACGTTGAACAATCTTAAAGTTTTAGTCTTAAACATAGTTTTACTCCTTGTTATAGGTACACCATTGCACCTAGTAACAACTAGGGATTTGTATTGTCATCTACTCCACCCTAGTCTTGGCTAGAACTACGACCCACCTTTATACTACTAAAGGATTTTATAGGTTCTATAGCTTGCCCTTGCACAAACTTGGGAACTCTCTTGGCTACTTGCCCATTTGCTTTTCTTATTCTTAAACTCTAATCTTTTATCTTTAACTTGTCTACTTTTATTTTAAACTTTCTTTAATTTTGTTTTAAGAAGGTTGTTACTGTAACGGTTATCTTAAAACTTAATCAAGGTTTACTTGTTTTGTTGCGATTAAAAGGCTTAGTTTCTTATGCTTTTAAAAGAACGGCTGTTATCTGTAGCCCTTGATTATTTGTATTAGAACATGGATAAAAGAATAGTGCAAGAAAAAAGTTAAAAATAGTTAAACTTTTTTTTAACATTATATAGTATCGAAAAAGAATAGATAGAGAGAGACATAAACATGTGATAAAAATGTCACACATGTTGCACTTATGTCACACATGTTCCCAGCTGGTGAAGAAATGCTTAACTTTTGTGCACATTGTTGCACATGTTAAAGAAGTGTTGCAGATTTGCAACAAAAGGAACACGTGCTA